TCGATGAGGTGGTCGGCTTCGGTGGCGGGTTGTCCGCACCAGTGGCATGCGGGGTTGTCGGCCAGCAGTCGTCGCCTGTTGGCGAGGTAGGTCGGGTCGCTGGTTCGTTTGGGCATTGGCTCCCGCCTCGCTTCGCTCGTTGGGTCGACGCTTCGGGGAAGGGCACCCCTCGCGTCCTCAACCATACCTGTGGGCGTGGGTGGTGTTGTGCCCCCCACACTTCAGACAAGCAGTCTTGGTAGCCGGATTGAATAGGGCGGACACCATTCACCATTTGACGTTTGGAAACGCTGATCCCTCATGTCGACGCATGAGGGCACACCCACGTTTCCGTGTATTCCCACAGCCGGGTTCAGTGTCCGGTCAGGGCTGGATGCCTACCCCTAAGGGTGGTGGTTCAGTTGTGGGTGGGCATCGTAGCCCGGGCTTGTCAGTCGATGTGGGCGTGTCGCAGTTCGGACTCGAGGTCGTTCCATACGTTGCCTGCCATGCTGACCACTTCCCAGCCTCGGGTGGTTCGCGGCCTGATGAACAGGACGGTGGCCCACAAGTCTGTGTTGGGGATCAACACTTCGAGCGGGCGGATGGGCTGTTGCCATGAATGGTTCACGGGACACTCCTTGATAGTCGGGTAATAATCTCGGGCATGTCAGACGGGTACCACAGGTAAGCCTCAGCCCCTGTGGCCGCCAACGTGCGGAGCCACACTTTTTGCATGACGGACACTCGGCCCTTCTCACGCTTCAACTCCGCGAACACCAGCTCCCCCAAGCGAGGTCGAGCCAACACCAAATCGGGGAAGCCTGCGTCCCCTTGGATTGCGGTGGCCCACCGTCCGGGTCGGATCTGTGCGGGACGCTGGTGCATGACCAGCCAGCCACGCAGACGGGCCACCTCGATCACGGCCGACTGGAACTCGGCTTCAGTCATGGCGGTGGTTCTTTGCTGACCAATCCCGCAGGGCAGTCATTGGCATCAGTTCAATGATCGGTAGTTCGTACACACGTCGCTTTTTTCGGTCAATGAAGAACGGTGCATTGGCGGTCAGTGCGTCCTCCACACGGGCCCAGCCGTGCAACGTCACTTCGTCGTGGTTGACGTAGGCGTGCACGAAGATGTGTTTGTAGCCGTCGATCAGGCGAAGCGGGCTGTCCGGGACACGGGTTGACTTCACGTCAATGCCGGGCAAATCATCGCGGTGAGCTGTAATGCCTGTCCATGGCAGACGCAGATACTTGGAGCAGGCGTATTCAGCGATTGCTCCCTGTATGTCGTCCTCCCAGCCGGTGCGACCCACACGGTCGGTGGTGTCCTGATAGCGGCCGATGGACTCGATGCGTCGACGCACACCCACGGTGGCCGCCATGTTCAGTTCTTCGGGTGACAGTCGGGTGGTGGGCATCAGAACGGGTGCTCCGTCTTGAGCCGGTCAATTTCGGCGGATGCTTCACGCCGTGACAACGCTCGAGGGTCGCCTTCATACTTCAACGACCGCAACAGTTTGATTTGTGCGTCTGATGGGCCGTCACCGGACGCGGCCGGTGCACCACCCATGCGTTGCACTTTGCCCATCTCCTCCCTCGAGGGGCGTTTGCCAGCCTGATACACCCAATTTGCAAGGCACCTTCCTGCGGCCGAAGTCTCACAATTTTCTACCCATGACGTGGCGTTCACCCCACGGTCAGACTTTTCCTCGTAGGCGAAGCCGGTGGCGGTGGGGTGCTGGTCGTCTCGATGGCGGTACACCTCGGCACGGAACAGGCATGCGTGGTCGTCCATGCGGACAAGTTCGGTGAAGATTCGGCCGTCAGGGTTCGCAGCCCAGAACAGGGCCAGACGCTCCTCCACGGTGGCGTACGTTGACAGATCAAAGCCCACGTCGATCCTCCGCACGCTGTTGGATCCTGACGAGGTTGTGGAAGTGTTCGGCCTTGTAGCACTTGAAGCACCAGACGCTCCACGATCCGGGTGACCAGTGGAAGATGTCGTCACCGGCAAGCGGTGCACCACAACGGCAACAGGCACCGGCCCGCGGCCGCTCGAGCACGTTCCTGTCAATCATGCGTAACTCCTTGCGTTAGCCCGAAGGTTTTGCACCGTAAAGCCGTCCACGAAACGTGAGTGCCAATCAGGGCAGTAGTCACGAAGCCGGGCAACGTAACGGCCGTGATCGTCTGGTGTGCGTTCGTGGTCGTCCCACAACAACAAGCGGATGGTGCATGTGTCGTCGTTCTGTTCGTGTCGGCAGTTGTGGCAGCCAACGCCGACTGCGTTGCCGAGCGGGTCAGTCATTGAAGCCTCCGAGGTTCAGTTGCACGATGGTGTCGGCCGTGGTCTTCGTCATTGCGGACGGCAACACTTCAAGGCTGTTCAGGCAGTAGGCGGTTTCGTGGAGGGCACGTCGCAGTTGGGCACGGTCTTCACGCAGACGCTCAATCTCGGCCACCATCGCTTGAATGCTGTGGGTGGCTTCCTCCATGGCGGCCGTGGCTTCACGGATCACATGGGCCAGCGGGTCGATGTTGTCGGGCATCGGTACTCCTTATTGTCGGGTTGTGCGGCCACTGTACACAAGGCCTGTGGTGGATTTGTGTATTCGGGTGCGTTCGCGTTCCGTGGTGCCACCCCAGATCCCGATCAGGGAGCGGGGGGCGAACGTCATGGCGTACATGATGCAGTCGTTCACGACCGGGCATTCTCGGCAGATTTGTTTGGCTTTTTTGGTTTTGACGGCACCGTCCCTGCCGGGCCCGGGGAAGAACAGGTCTGCCGGTTCGCCGACGCATGCACCTTTCATCATCCAGTCGGGTCGGTCGACGTTTAGCACGGACGGCTCCACGGCTCCCAGCCACAGCCACGGTGTGCGTCATGCCAACGCCAGATCTCGAGGGCCATGGCGAGGTTCACGGTGGGGTCGTTGATCGCCTCCCATGAGCCGAACAGGTTCGCGGTTTCTTCCTTCCACACCTGATTGATTTGCATGGGGCCGTGGTCGCCACCGTTCCAGTTCGGATGTCCGGGGACGATGTTGAGGCATCGGGATTCCTGCCACATCTCCTCCAGCACGTTCACCAGCTCCTCCTCCGGCCAGCCGACCTCGAGCACGAGTGGAGCCCAGATTTGGCATGGCGTGTCCGGTGCCATGAGTGTGCCCAGATCGGCTTGGAGGGCGTCATGGGCCGTTTTAGGGGCTTCTGACGTGGTGCTGGTGGTGGTCGCCGGAGCCGAAGGTACAGGGGCGATCACGATAGTGGGGGCCGGTGGCGGGGTGACCACTGCCGGGCTGGTTTGCGGGGCCGGTGGGCTCACGATCCGCGACACGATCAAACCGGCGACTGTCAGGCTGACAAGCAGACCAACAAATAGCACTAACAGGTTCTTGGGTTTCATGGTTCCTCCTGAGTCGGGTTTCCGAGGTCGGGGGAATGTTTACCGACTCAAGGCCGGTTTGTCACGTCATGTGGACAGACGTGCCTTTACGGGTGTCGAGTTTCCCCAGTCGTCCACATGGGTTTCCACATGGATCCACAGGCCACCGAGGCCCGGGGAGCGTGGCACCATGCCTTTACCGGCCTGCCAATAGCGTTTGCCGGTGTAGTCGTGGATGCGTTGGATGCCGAGTTCGCGGCTGTGGTTGATGAGCCACGGCAAAATGATCCACTCAAGTTGTGCCCGGTCGGTGTAGCCGAGGTCAAGTGCGGCCCCGAAGGCGTGGGACGACCAGACGGTGCCGCCTCGGATGGGTCGCCGGTTGTAGATGCCAAGGTTGGTCATCTTCCAAGTGTCCCGACAGTAGGCGTGGATCTGCACGAGGTTGGGGGACTTCGTGACGTACGGGGCGGCCGGTTCCCCCATCTTTTGCCACGACTTGAATTTGGTGGCTTGGGCCATTAGTAGTCGCCCTCGGGTAGCAGGATGCGAATGGTCACCGTCCCGGTGTTGGTGATGCCGTACAGGGCATTGAGCGGGGGGAGCAGGTAGGTGGAGATTTGATCTTTCTTGGTCACCAGCCCGGTGGTGGTGCTGACGGCCGACCCGCCCACATGAATGTCGCTGCCGACTGGTTCGATGTAGATGGTGCGGGTGGCGTTGGCGGTGGCGGCCACGAGCACGGTGGGGCTGGTGGTGACGGTAATGGTGGAGGCGATCACTTGGGATCTTTCTTTTTGATGATCGGGTCAACTGGTTTGCCGGTCAGGGCGGCCATGCCGTTACCTACCGAGTATCCGACAATCATGGTGATGATCGGCAGGCCTTGGTCGGTCTCGATGGCTTTGACGGCCAGTAGCACGGTCATGCAGATCAACGCCACGAGGGCGATCAGGGCTTTGGACGGGTTGATGCTCATGCGAAGATCCACCAGATCAGGACGGCCGTTAGGGCAACGATAGCAACGGGCAGTTTCATGGCATCTCGGGGTCAGGTCGCTCGTCGGAGGTGGTGCAAGGCTGGGCACAGTAGCCGCACTCGACGGGCCGGTCTGGCCCTTCAAGGTTGTAGGCGGTGCCGTGTTCGCGACAATCGGTGTTGGTGCATTGTGCGGTAATCATGCGATCTGTACCCATCCGTAAAGTTCGATGTAGTCGTTCACGCCGAACGTGAATGGGACGGTGCCGGACACGGCGGTTGTGTTGGTGAGGTATGTGCCGGAGGCGGTCTGGACGTACGGCTGGATGGTCGTGGTGCTCGCTTGGAGGCTGACAATGCTGTACGACTGAACGCCTGAGTCGATCACGGCCCCCATAAGGCTCGGGATCCACAGCATGGTCGGGCTTCCGGCGAGGCTTGCTGATGCTGGCAATGTGAACGTTGGGGTGCCGGTCAGGCTTCCTCCGGTGCCGAGCACGTACTTGGTTCGCAAGTACATGATCTTGTTCAAGATGCAGTATTGCCCGGTGTTGGATGCTCCGGTGCCGGGCGTAATGTTCGTCCATGACGGGGTAAACGACGTGAACGTGCCGATGGCGTTGAGTTCGGCGGCTGTCAGGATTTGTCCTGCCGTGAATGTTCCGAGTGTTGCCATTAGTTCACCATCCGAGTCTGCTGGTATCCAGAATACCCTGCGTTGAGTTGTTGAGTAGGAAGAACTGGTAAAGGGTGAACGGGCTGAAGTAATAGGTCAAGCGTGTTTGAGCCGGTGTCACGTTGATCTGGGTACCCTCAAGGAACACGGTCTCGGTGGTGTCGGCTCCGGCTCCCGGCACCCGATACACAAGGTCGTGCACCTTGGCTTGGGCAGTGTCATCGGCCCAAATGGTTAGAATCCGGTCAAGGGCATCTTGTGTTTGGGATGTGTCCACCACATCAATAACAAACGTTTGTTGGGCGGGATCGGAGCGGGTGTTGGCTGTCCATTGGGCGAGGCCGGTGGCACCGTCCACGGTCGTGTCGACGATTGACAGGCTGTCCGCATAGATGCCGTAAAGGCTTTGTGACGCACTATCAAACGCGGTTACGTCTGGGTCGGTGGGTGATTGCACGGTGATTTGGTTGGCAAATTTGAGGTCTGCTCGATCTCGCACAATGTCGCGGTAGGACACGTTTGTGCCGGTGGAGGTGGCCCGGGTAAAGGTGGTGCGGAAATAGGTGCCGTTGTTTTGTTCGCGGCCGGACACCACCACGTTTGCGTCGTACAGTTGCACCGCCCCAGACGCTTCGAGTGTCAGGGATTGTTGGAAGCGTTGAAGCAAGGTGCCGTTGTAGTTGTATGCGTCTGCATCGGCTGATCCACCGTAACGCACGATGTTGGTGTCACCAAATGTGTCGTACAAGGTTTTGACCTGGGCGAGGGCTTTGGCGGCTGTCAGGGCCACCGTGTAGTAGCCGACTGTACGGCCCGAGGCTTGCAGGTAGTCCGAGGCTGTGACGGTGCAGGTAGACATGCCGGTGTTGCCCGGGTAGTCGTCAAATTCCACGCCTGTCACGATGAACGAAAGATCATCGTTTAATGTGAGTTGGGCACCGAACGTGAAGTATTGGGCAATGTTGGTTTGGTTGTC